TAGAGGAGTTGGTCGGTGATACTGGGGACGGCCAAGCACTGTTAAATACTGTTAGAATGCTAGACGTTCTTACCCAAGTTCATAACAATGGTTATCAAGGTAAACTTTCATCTTTTACAGACACGCTTGCTCTTTGGGGTAGCAAAAGTAGTATGATGGGTTACGATAGTGGAAAAGCTGGTTTTGAAAAGTTTACACGACCAATTGTATCTGGATTAGCTGCTACAAAAACAGGCGGTGCATCACTTATTCCACAGGTTATTATTCCAAAAGTTGGTACTGCTTTAGATAAGTATCGTGGAACATATAGTTCTATTGATCGTTTTATAAATCAACAGAAAAACAATGAAACACTTCCAGTACCGGACAAACCCCTTATTGCTGAAGTTCAAGCAGCTGAAGCAGCTGAAGCAGAGGCACAGCAAGCTGAAGCAGACGCAGCACAAGCTGAATTAGATGCATCTACAGCGCAGCTTAATAGAGAACTTGGTCGTCAAAATGCTCCTCCCACCCCGACAAGTCCAGAGGGTACTGTTCAAGAAGCAACAGGTTTAAATAAACAAGGGATTGCTAGAGTAATTCGTGTCTTAAAAAGTTCAAAAGCTTCAAATAAGCCACTAATGAAAGCAATAAAAGATTACGAGGAGTCAATTGATACTGGTGGGTTTGTAGGTGATTTAAGCCCTCTCATTAGGCAGATTAAACTGTTCATAGAAGATAACCCAAATTATGTTTACGATGCACCAAACGTCCAAACTGAAATCGGAGGAGGTTTTCAGGCTGGAGGCGTAACCACAAACACATCTCCAGGTTACTTACGAGGCATCGAAGACAATAAGATGTTTGTCGGCGATCTACAGCAGCGAGCAAACAAAGACACATCCCTATCCCTACAAGACAAAGGTCAAATCCTAACTGCCTTAGACACAATGTCTAGAAACTTAGGTTCTGACCCAATGACAACATCTCAGCAGATCCACGATAAACTCCTAGCAAACGATGTGAATGCTCAAGCTGTCGGTATGTACATCAAGCCGTATGTGGATCGCATAGCTAATCAACAGAATACTGCTCCTCAAATGGATCAGCCAGTTAATAAGGCTATGGAAGCTCCCAACATAGACACAGAGACATTTGAATCCAGATTACCAGAAGTCCCGGCATTAGAACAATCGATAACAAATGAAGACATACTTCCAACAAACGAAGAAGTCATAGCAATGCGAGATGGTACTTTTGTTCCAGAAGATAAACGAAAGTTAGTCGACGCAGCAAACTTACTTAACGATAGATGGAAACTTATTACCGGGCGTGAAGAGCCTTTTGAGTATAATGATGAAAACGTCGAAGTTATCTCTGATGCAATGGCAAGAGAGGCTGTTAACAACTTAGGCAAAGATGGTAACGCTATTGGATGGTATGACAGGAAAATTAAAGCAGCAAAACAAGTTACTGCGTTAGTAGAACCTCGAATAACCCAATCACCTGACGCAGAAGCAGCATTTGATTTCGCTCTGGCGGTTACATCAAATGGGCAAGCTGTCGAAATGAACTTTGAGTATGCAGTCGATGTGTTCCGGCAATTTATGGATACAGGCAAAATGCCTACTGACTTTAAACAGGGTGGTGAGCGTAATGCAGCCATGAGAACAGCTTTTGAGTTCTTTAATGCTTACAATGGATCAAGTGTTAATGAGCCTATCCAAATGTTCTTAGACAGAGATTTTACCGTTGCTACATTAAATGATACAATTAACGAGTTTAATAAAAAGCATGGTACTAATATAAAAGTCCCAAGCTCAGAAACAGTTAATACGCCTGTTAAAGGATCGTACATATTAGGACCTAAGATAGGACAAGGTTTTTATCAAAATATACGAGGTAACTACGAACCATTAACAATGGATATCTGGTGGATGAGAATGTGGAACAGAATGGTTGGTCGACCATTTGTAACTAAAAAAACTCCAGAGTTTATGAGTAACAAGGTTTGTACAAAGATAAAGCAAGGTTTGAAGCATTTATAGAAGCGTTAGAAAAGAGATACCAAAAGTTCTATCGTCAGTACAAAAGGGATAATGGTGTCAACCACAACAAACCACAGCTATTCCAAAGTACTGGTACATATACCAAGAACATGGTGAAGCAGCTACAGGCTCAGCCTACTTCAGCAGATCGTCCATATATGCGTCGAGTAACTGCAAGAGCCTTAGAAAAGCTTAAAGAACAAGGAATAGACATTACAACAGCTGATTTTCAAGCTTTAATGTGGTATCCTGAGAAATTATTGTATAGAAAGTTAGGTGTGCAACCTGGTAATGGCTCAGATAATGATTATCTAGATGCTGCAAGGTTGTTAGCACAGAAGGAAGGGATATCAAATGACCAAATCCAAGAAGCACTCCCCCAGTCAGAGCGAGACGGAGAAGTCGATAATAGAACAAGTACCGCCACACCTAATGACGGAGTTTATCGAGATGCTGGCAGAGGCAACCAAGAAGAAGGAGGAATCCTTAGATCCCAAAGCCCAGCAGACCTATTCCCAGGAGCCGTCCCTCTCGTCACCCCTGGAACCGTTCCGGGAGCAGCACTTACTACCCCAAGTACCAATCTTGAAGTCGCCGAAGTAAAGCCTTTTCTCCAGCCAGCTAAAGAAGTCTTTGAGATTGGCAAAAAGGGAAGTGAGTTTGAAAATGGTGTCGATACTATGGAGAAAGCGTTTAGGTTAGCCAAGGCACTTAATCTTTCCGTTGAAATAGTCGATAAATTACCTGATGCAACACTTGGTCAAATAGAAGTTCGCCCTTATACTGCTACAGGTAAAATTAAGGTACTTAAAAAAGGTTCTGATCATCCAACTTTTGAAGGTGAGGTGGTATCAGAAATAAAACAATTAGTAACATTAGTTCATGAAATAGCACACGGCTTAGCGGTACCAAGAGTTGATCGAAGAACCTCTCCAGAATCAGAGCAAGGGCCTAGAAACAACCCACTTGTAGACCAAAAGTCTAAAGCCGCTAATCTGTCTGTAAGAAGAGGATCTTTTAACGATTTCATTTTAGATGCAACCGGTTTAAAGAATGAAGAGCAAATTGCAATTATTAAAGAGATCATAAACCTACAAGAGAACGTAGATTTGATCTTTGAAAACAGACCAGAGTTAGGTTCAGAGGGTATTAGACCATTTCGGGATATAGAAGCTGAAGGTAGAAAAAGAGCAGCTAAAGAAACTAAGGAGCATTTAGCTGATGATTACTATCTTGAACTATTAGAAGATCCAAAAGAAAAAGCTGATTATATTACTGAGTACACAAATTTGATTGCAAAAAGAAGATTAGGTATCTCTTCAATAACTTTGGTGGTCCAAAGAACCCAGTGACATTCTACACTTTCCCTCTAGCAACAATCCTAGCAATTGTTATGGCATCATTAGCAGCTAAGGATGCAGAGGACGAAGAGAGAAACCGCCTCATGCAAGCACCTCCAGGAGCCTTAACACCTCCTCCAGCTGCCTTAAGTGGACTAATGATATAATATGAAGAAACCAAGGAAGAAGTCACCACCTCGGACCCCTAAAGAACCTCACAAAGCACCAAAGAATAATTACTTTGCGACGCTTATGAGTACACCGGAGGGGAGAGCATTGAGACGCGAATGGTCGACACGCCCCCGGAAGAATGGTGGTCGCCCAAAAGGCACTCCAGATGGCTACAGGACAGAAGAAATCAAACCAATCAGGGAGAAGGCAAAAGAAGAAGCAAAGGATATCGTTAATATCATGTCTAAGAAATACAACATTGAAGATGAGTATTCAAAAGAAGCTCTTACAACTGCCGTCGAAGTTATGCGTGTACCAGGCGAAACGCGAGAGCGTCTAGCAGCTGCACGATTAGTCCTCGATTTCACAAGAGGAAAGCCGGCGTTTAAATCAGAAGTAACGCTAGGAAAAGCAGAGGATTTCTTATCGTCGTTACTCCTACAGGAAGAAGAAGAAGAGCAAATTCATGATGGACAAGAAACTACAAGCAGTTCGAAAACGCTTATTAACTGATTTTAAATACTACGCTAATGCATCCCTAAAGATTAGAACTAAAGCCGGTGAGATAGCCCCACTAAAACTAAACCCAGCCCAGGAAATACTTAATGACGCTGTTACTGCCCAGTTAAAGGCTGAAGGTAAGATTCGCTGCGTTATCCTAAAGGCCAGGCAGCAAGGATTATCAACTTATACTGGTGGTTATCTCTATTATGCCGTTAGCCAAAGACCAGCTCGGAAAGCTATGGTTGTAACGCACCATGCTGATAGCACCAGAGCCTTGTTCGATATGACTAAAAGGTATCATGAGCATTGCCCTGAGATACTGAAGCCCCACACTAAGTACAGCTCAAGAAGAGAGATGAACTTCGATGTTCTCGACAGCTCTTATGTTGTCGCTACAGCTGGTGGCGAGAGCATTGGGCGTGGTGAGACACTAACTCATATACACGCATCAGAACTCGCATTCTGGCCTAAGAGTAGCTCTTTAGATAACTGGAACGGTTTAACACAGGCTGTACCTAATACTCCTGGGACCGCTGTGTTCGTGGAAAGTACAGCCAACGGTGTAAATGGGATATTCTATGATTTATGGCGAGGAGCAGTAGATGGAAAAAATGGCTATGTCCCGGTGTTTATACCGTGGTTCGTTGACCCAGAATATCGTGAAGATGTTCCTGAGAACTTTGAGAGAACACCGGAAGAGAATGATCTTGCTAAGGAATATGACTTAGACGATGGACAGCTTATGTTTAGGCGTCGAAAGATCGCTCAAAACGGTATAGACTTATTTAGACAAGAGTATCCATCAGAACCAGAAGAGGCATTCTTAACAACTGGTCGTCCGGTCTTCAATCCAGACCAGCTGCAAAAGAAGATGAAAACAACAAGAGATCTCGAAGAAAGATTTGCTTTAGAAGGAGAAGAGTTCCTCCATAATGCAAGAGGCGAGCTATCTACATTTAGAAAGCACGTTGAAGGGGAGCAGTATGTCATTGGAGCTGATGTCGCTATGGGTGTCAGAAATGGCGACTACAGTGTTGCCCAGGTACTCGACAGTAAGAAACGCCAAGTTGCAATCTGGAGAGGCCATGTCCACCCAGATTACTTTGCCCAAGTTCTTTATGCTTTAGGATCGTTTTATAATGAAGCCTTTATATGTGTAGAGAATAACTCACATGGAATACTGACTTGCACCAGGCTTGGAAAAGACCTGGCATACCCTAACTTTTATACTGAAGTAGTCATGGATAAGTTAACTGATCGAGAGACGATTAAGTTAGGCTTTTCTACGACTGCTAAAACGAAACCCTTAGTAATCGATCAGCTTAGAGCCTCGATGCGTGAGGATGAACTAGAGCTGAACGATAAGGTCACTTTAAGAGAAATGATGTCATACATCGTTACAGAAAGTGGTGCTATGCAAGCCGAACAAGGCTGCTTTGACGACTGCGTTATGTCGTTAGCCCTGGCAAACCATGTCCACACTGGTGCCTGGGAGCCAATCAAATCTACAGATAACTACTATATTGAAATGGTATAACTAATGAAGAAAACAGATTACAAGAAGCTTGATGACGAGCATATAGTCACGCTCGTTGATTCAAATATTCGAAGATCTATAGGCTACTACGATAGTCAAATCTCAAGAGAACGTAAAAGAGTAGTAGACTACTACAACGCAACTCTTCCACGACCAGCTCACGATGGTAACTCAAAGTATGTATCTCATGATGTTTACAATGCTGTAGAAAGTATGAAGGCAGCTCAGTTAGAAACCTTCTCAGCTGGCAACAAGACTGTTAAGTTTGCACCACAGAACGCTGAAGACGTTGCAATGGCAGAGGTATGCTCAGAATACACTGACTATGTCTGTAATCGTCAAAACGATCTTTTCAGTGTCATGGGTAGCGTCATCCATGATGGGCTTATAGCTCGCGCTGGTATCGCTAAAGTATTCTGGCAAGTTCAAGACCATACAACAATAGAGCCATTTGAAAACATTACTCAAGACGTTTTAGACATGATGTTAGCTGAGGATGGAACAGAGATTGATGAAGTAACTGAAGAAGATGAGTTAGGTCTTGTCTCCGGTACGCTTGCAATCACCAGGGACACCTCCCAGGTCATGATTGATGCTATACCTCCAGAAGAGTTCATCATTTCACCACAAGCAACGTCATTAGAGGATGTGCTGTTCTGCGCTCACAGAACTCGAAAAACAATGTCGGAGCTAAGAGAAGAAGGCTACGACGAAAAGCTGCTAGAAAGAATAGGGGACCACGACGACGTCGATTTAGAGACAGACCCAGAAGTATTAGCTAGGCATGAAGATGTCGGAGCTGACAGAGGATTTGGCTCAAACAACTATCAGGACCAAGTTCGCAACATTACAGTTTATGAAGCTTACATGGAACTTGATTGTGAAGGGACTGGGGTTGCCGAACTATACCGTATTATAAAGGCTGGTAATACCCTACTTTCAAAGGACATAGTGACCAGGAAGCCATTCGTAGCATTCGTTCCGCTCCCCATCCCTCACAGCTTCTATGGAAGCAACTTTGCATCCAAAGTAATCTCCACTCAAAACGCCAGAACAGTCTTAACGAGATCAATTCTCGATCATGCTGTCGTTACAACTAACCCACGCTACACAGTTGTAAAAGGTGGACTAACGAACCCACGAGAACTCATTGATAACAGAGTAGGCGGCATCGTTAACGTCACACGAGTGGATGCCATTGCTCCGATGCAGCAAGCACCTCTTAACCCATT